TTAATTAAATCCTTAATATAAAGTTCAAATCTTTCTGCAGAAATAACTAAAGTTAATTCGTCAGAAATAGTAATTCCAAATTTGGTTAAAACGTCCGAATTTTGCGAATATCCTTCATAATTTACCAAATAAGCCTCTAAAGGATATGCATTGTCAAAATTTGATTCTATTACCTCTTTAATAATTGTTTTTTCTGTAATATACTTTCTCGGCAAATAGTAAATTTCTACACCAAACATTCTTAAATGTTCATTAATTAAGTCCTGTATTAATCCTTGCTCTCCCTGAGAACCCTGTAAAAAAAATGGATTTAACATTATCCAATCATATCAAGTGGTGGAAGTTCGAATTCTATCATCATACGTTTTTTAATATCTTCTAATTCATTTACTGCGTCTTCATATATTTCTCTACCATTAAGCTCTACACCACCTGGAAGTTTAACTCCTTTGAATTTTATTAAATTTTGTCCCCATTGCTTTTTAATTAATGATGTTAGGTATGGTTTCAAAAAAGAATCATTCCAAACTCTAGGTGCGTCGGCAGGATCTAACACTCTATAACAATCAATGATAAAATATTGTCCGGCAGTAATAGATGCCCAATCCATATCAATATATAATCTATCTTGTCTTTTATTAAATCTAATCATTTTTTCTGGATTTAATAACCAACTTATATCTTCAAGATATCTTTTGACCATTGTATAAGTTAATAATTCAATAGTATTAAAATAATAAACATCATTTAACATTAATTGATATTGAATATTAAACATTCCTTGAGAAACTGTATTATTTCCATCTACTTTAAAAATTTTATTTACCCCAATAATAGTTGGTGGTATTTGAATATAATTTGAATTTTCTTCAAATGAAAAAGTAGTGGCAGTCCCTACAATAGTTGAACTAGCAGTTGTTGTAGTAATGCCAGAAGATGTTATTGATTTAGCTCTTCCTCTATCGATATCCTCCTGAGTCACTTTGTATTTTAAATACATATGCATTACGCCATCAAAGTGACGTTCCTGAAAATATTGAACAGCATCATCAACAAGATCTTCTATTTGTTCATCTGCTACGTTTATTTCTAAAACAGGATAACCCAGTTTTCTTTTGCAATAATCTATAAGTTCCTGTCTTGTAGATGGTTGAGCCATTATAATTTACCTCAGATAAAGGTATTTATGGTTTGTTTACTAATTGGAGAACTAATGATTTTAATTCTGAAATTTCATTTTTAATTGAATTCACATCATTTTCAAGTGTTTCCATTTTAGTTCGTTCATTTTGAGTTCTTTGTATATACTTTAAATGTTGTTGATATGCACTGGTATCGGTGTTTATAATTGCTCCTGAATTTTTATCTCTATAAAGATTTGGTCTTCCTTCAACTGGAATTAAATTTTTCATATTATGCTAAAGCAATTGCTCTAAGTTCTTTAATTAATGGAACTCTTGACTGATCTGTCCCGGTCATAATAATTTTAATTGAATACCCATCAAATTCTGGAAGTTGGTCTATACTGTACTCATAGTCTTTAAAGTCACTATCTGTTGAACTTGATTCAATGTTTTGATCTGGATTTCCATTGTTTTGTGTTGGATCAATTATTTGTCCAGCAGCATCAATGTTTTCATATCCAGGGAAAAATTCATAAACAGAATTAACCTCATCAGAATCTTTTCTCTTTAATTTATACATTACTCTAATGTCTGAAGTATTTGGTCTAATTGCTGCAAAAAGAACTTTAAGTGACGTTGCAGAATTTGCAAGATTCACTGTATTTGAAACATAAATTGCAGAATGTGGGTCATCAAACTCTTTTCTTGTTCCAAGAGCAATTTCATTTGTACCAGGCCAGGTTGCAACTGGGTTATTTAATCTATTTGATGATAAAATCATGCTCACTCTTTCCATATCAATTACTGGAGAAACATTTTTATCGGCAGTAAATAGATCAAGAACAAATGTTAATGATTTATTTCCTGGCAAATCATTTAGATTAGAATCTTCATTATCTTTATTTGCAATCATTCGAAGTGAAGAGAGATTGTTAACGTTATTAACTTGAATTGGTTCAAATCCAAGATCTTCAAATGATGCTTCAGACCCATCTATGCTCGTTGCACTTATGGTTCTAACTCTAGATCCAATTCCTGTTCCTTTTGGTGTAAAAATATTTACGTTTGGTGTAATGGACGAAAATATAATGTTTTTAGATGAAATTATAAATTCATCTTTTGCATAATTAAAATTACTTCCAGATTTAGTTTCATTAAAGAAAAGATTTGGCAATCCATTTGCATTGTTGGTCCTATTTAATCCATAAGCAGTATTACTCATATCTATTTTTATATTTAAATAGTCGGAGTCAATTGAATTAGGAACAGTTGCAAGTGGAGATGACATGTTATGAACCCTATTAATTCTTCTTAATGATACCCCATTAAATTCATATTTCATAACTAAATCGTTTGCTGAATGAGCAGTTGCTCCTCCAATTCCTGTTCCAGTAGAATTTGCATCAATCCCTCTTACAATTCCAGTTAATGCATTTGCTGCTGTATTAACTCCAGTATATGAAATAAGTTCATTTTGGATTTTTATGTATCCGGGATTTGTTGAAGACACTCCAACATTTTCAAAACTGCTGAAAACGGAAACGGACTCAACTGAAATATCAGAAGTTTCTGAAGAATTATAATCTGCTATTAATTTGGTTGGTTTTAAATCACTTTTTATGTTATTAAGTCTAACTAAATTATTACTTGCATACAATCCATGATTATAATTTTGAAGTTTTAAATGTAGTCCATCAAAAGTGGTATTCTGTTCGATATAAGACACAGTTGCAAGACCAATATAACTTGTAATGCCCAATTGAGATTGATAAGTTACCCTGGATCCAATCACATTATCATAATTTCCCTGAACATTATCGAGAATAAGAGTGTTGAATGCACCAATTGATTGTACTGACAGTCTTGCTCCACTACCAAAAGAAACAGACGTTGGAACGCCCACAATGTCACCAACTCTGTAACCAAATCCGCCATCTGTAACTGTTACAATTCCGGAACCAGCAACATCAAGTTTTCCATCAACGAAATATATATCTGCTTTTAATCCAGAACCATCACCAGTAATAGTTTCAAGTTCAACATTATCGTATCTAAACGTCGTGTAACCAGATCCAACTGTATATGATGTTAGTCCGGTCCCAGCAGTTGCATTTCTAGTAACAGAACCAGCAACACCAATTAAATCACCAGAGATTGATTTATCTGTTATACCTATACTTACACCAGGAACTATTCCAATATAATTAGAAATGTTTGATGAAAGACCAACTTTAATTCTATTTGAATTTGTACTTAAATTGCTCGGATTTAATTTTTCAAAAGTTGTATAGTCGCCACCCTCAATTGGATTATAGAATGAATATGTGCCAGGATTTGTTGTAAATTCTGCTTTATAAAGTGTAAATTTTAAATCTTCATAACTACTTGGTTCCCAAGTAGATCCATTTTGTGATTTAAATAATGATCCAAGATATGGTTGTTGAGATACAATTTTCTTGACAGATTCTGGTCTGTTTCTGGTTGTTATATCTTCTTCACCCATTCTAGAAATCCAAACTTGATATTCGGTTGAATCTGAAAGAAGAACTACTGCATATTCTTTATTATTTTCTAAAAATACTGGTGCGTCAAAAGTGATTGTTGTTGGTGTAAGTCCATCTTGTGATGTTACAATTTGATCTGGCAAAAGTTCAATTTGAGAAAATGGAAGAACAAGACTTGTTGGAAGACCAGTTTCTATAGTTCTTAATTGAATAATTGCAGGAATATTTGTGGTTGCTTTTGAAAAGAAAAATAAATCTATTTTTGTAACAAAAACTCCATTTGGAGAATCAATTTTAAATGATTGTGCAAGAGGATCATGATAAACTTGATTTTCGCCAGTAATAGTTTCAGTAACTTGTGTTTGAGTATTAATAAATTGGGTTGATGATGAAGTAGAAGTATCTGATGCCGTAAGAACTCTTCTATCAGTTACAACTTCTCTATTAATTCTGGCATTTCTTATTCCAAGTTCTGTATTTTGAGATGTTTGTAGTAATCCTTGAGAATAAAATTCTTCCTCAGCTGAACTACTGACAGAACCTGGAATTGGATTGTTATCTTTAATATTTGTAAGTTTAAATTTTTTAATTCCGGTTTCAAATGAAATTGTTGCAGTTTCTGGAACAAAAAATGATCCAATTACTGTACCAACATTATCTGTAACAAGTCTAATATTAGTTACTCTAGCTTTTGCACCACTACTTGCACCAATGAGTATTGCTTGATTTTTTATTAAACCATAAAAATTACCAATAGCTGCTTCTTCTAAAGATGCAGTATCGACATTTAGTAGTGTTGATGATGAAGTATAAACGCTTGATATTGTATTATTTGTTTCATATGGGTTAATTGTATACGTTGTTGTTGGGGAATTGTATGGTCCATATTTGTGATTTGATTGTGCAACTCTAAATGTTGATGTAATTTGGGATGTGTTACTTGGATCATATGCATTTACAGTTTCACCAATTTGAAAAGTTTTATCCAACATTACGATTTCTAGTAATTTTGGATAAGTAAATGAACTTACATCAACATTATCAAAAAATGGATAAACTTGAGTGTTTGGTTTTAATTTACGAGCAACAAATTCAATATTTCTTGCTCTCATATATCTTATAAATTCATTATTAACAATTCTTTCTCCTAACATCTGAGAATCGATTTGTTCGGTAACATTCCACCTAATTCCTTGTCTTGACTGATTTAAAGTATTTGTTACAGAAGTTGTAGCATTTATTGTAAGTCTATCGGCTGTTGTCGTTCTTTGTCTTATTCCTGTAGTAGTTATATCTATAACTCCATGTCCATCTGGATCTTCTGTTCTAGTTCTTGTAAAATTTTCCGAGGTTGATCCCACAATTTCATTTCTTGCAGTAAGAGAAGCGAAGGAAGAAACATCAACTCCAATCCAATCCGTCTGCCAAGAATCCCAATCAATAGGACTAAAACCGGTGCTTTGATCAATTTGCAATTGTTGAATTGCAGAAGAATAAGATCCTTCAATTCTAACTCTATTTGGTTCAATTCTTTTTGTATTAACCCAAGTATCAGAAGATGGATTTAATTCAATTACTCCACTATATGATGTTACAAGGAAGGGAGTTACATTTTCTATTCTAGTCGCAAACTCATTTTTTACAAATACTGTGTCAGTATAACTAAGAGTTATAATTTTTTTATTGCGTTTGATATTTTCATCTTGGGCATTTTCTTCATATCGATAATCAACATTTATATTTTCAGTTATTCCAATTCCAATAGCAACAGATTGACCAATTAAATCGATAGCTGTAGTATAGTGTGAGGGTCTTAGATATCCTTTTCCGGTATCAATACTCGATCTAAAAATTGGATTCCTAATATCATGTGCTGCATGAGATTTAAAATTATCTACAAAAAATCCACATTTAAACCTATCAACTCCATTCGTTTTTATTGAAAGTGATTCTGTTGATACTTCAAGTAATGAAAGTTGAGTATAATATTCTAAACTTGCAATTCTATTTTCAAGTCTTGATATATCTTGCATTCTATATCTTTTATGGGTAGCATACGTCACTTTTGCATCATTTACATTATAAAGATATGCTGGAAGAACAACCGTAGCAATTTCTAAAGATCCATCAATATTTTTTGGAGATACTGGATTATCTGATGCTATTCCTTTTTGAAGTTGAAAATTACCTTCCTTACTTAAAAATAATTTATCAATTCTTGGTAAATAATAAGAAAAACTTGTAATAAAAGTTTCATTAGGCGAAAAATAATATGGTGATGATTGTCCTTGGCCACTAAAAATTCTTGATCCAAATTCAAATGGTGAAATAGATGAACTTGTATTATAGGCATTAACTCTAGGTCTAATATCAAGTGTATCACTTAATCTTGTTCCATTTAAAGTCGATATTGATGAATATTCTTCTATTGGATAACTATCCACAGTATATACATCGCCATTATCAGAAGAT